AACTAACAATAAAACAATTAATTAAAAAATTATATATTTATAGTAAATAGGAGTCAATTATGGCAAAATCAAATAAACTTGCAAATCTAATTAGAGAATTAGTAAAGCAAGAGGTTAAAAAACAAGTAACTGAGATATTTATTAAAGAAGGTATAAAGTCTATGACTGAAAGTACATCTAAGAATGATGTAATGGAAGTGTTACCTAAAAGAAAACCCAAGCCTAAAAAAGAAGTTACCTATACTAAGAATCCTGTGTTAAATGATATTCTAAATGAAACTGCAAATGCTGGAACTGATGAGTATGAAGAGTATCCCACAATGACAGGCAAACCTTTTGATAGTACAAGAATGGCTGAGGCTATAGGATATGGTGGTATGTTAGGTGATGCTGAAAGTCGTAGAAAACAAGCTGCTATACAAACTGCACAAGCAGTAGGAGCTGATACGAATAATGAAGCTGTTCAAAATGTGATGAAAGATTTAACAAGAAATTACAGCGATGTAATGAAAGCGGTAGATAAGAAAGTTAGGAGATAACCATTGTCTAATTTAGAAAAAGATTTAAATCCAGATACTTTTATAGGTATAAGTCTACCATTGGAATATGGAGCAAAAGGATTTTTTAATCAGACAAAAACTACTTTACAACAAGCTCAACATAATATAAGAAATCTTTTACTAACTATAAAAGGTGAAAGGTTGGGAAATCCTACTTTTGGTAGCGATTTGATGAGGGTAATCTTTGAGCCAGAGGATGAGTTTTTAGAATCTAAAATAGAAGAGGCTATCAGATCTTCTATGGATGAATTTCTTCCTTACATAAACTTACAAGAAATAAAAGTTGAATCTAGTATTGTACCAAATAAAGTTGTAGTAGATTTAAAGTTTACAATAAACTTCGATCAAAATATAGAAACTCTTACTATGACTTTAGGTCCTCAAGCGCCGTTCAATCAGTATGAAAATGAGGATGATGGGCAAACTACAGGTAATGACAGCGCAGGTAGTGGTTACTAAGGAGAATTAAAATGCCATACAGTCAAAATAAAAAAGCAGTAAAGGAAGTTAGATACCTAAACAAAGACTTTTCTTCATTTAAAGCTAATCTAATTGAATTTGCTAAAATTTATTTTCCAAATACATACAATGATTTCAATGAAGCTTCACCAGGCATGATGTTTATAGAAATGGCTTCATATGTTGGTGACGTTCTTTCCTACTATGTAGATAATCAATTTAAAGAATCATTATTATCTTTTGCTCAAGAAAAAAGAACTGTATATAATATGGCTCAGACTTTTGGATACAAACCAAAGTTAGGTGCACCGTCTACAGGTGAGTTGGATGTATTTCAAACTGTTCCTGCAATATCAGAAGGAACAGGTGAAAATTTTACTACCAAACCTGATTTGAGATATGCTTTAGAGGTTAAATCAGGTATGGTACTTGGTTCACCAACTGGTGTAAATTTTACAACCGTAGAAGATTGTAACTTCAAATTTTCTTCTTCTTACGATCCAATGGAGATTAGTGTATACGAAAGTTCTAATAATATACCTGTTACCTATTTGTTAAAAAAATCGGTTAAGATTGAAAGTGGTAACATTACTACAGAGTTCTTTTCGTTTGGAAATGCAAAAAAGTTTGACAGAGTAGCTTTATCTAATCCAGTGGTTACAGAAATAATAAGTTGTACGGATGATGATGGTAACGAATGGTATCCCGTAGACTATCTAGCGCAAGATACTGTATTTGAAGATATGGAGAA